TATTCAGAAATCTCAAAAGCAATGGTAGATGCCCACGTCATATACGTGGGCATTTCCTTGTGAGATTTCGGGCGTTTGGCGATGCCTCTGACCTACGAGGAATGCCCACGTTTTTTGTGTGTATCTGTGAACAACGGCAACCACTATAAGAAGAACCGTTAAATAACAGATATATGGATTTCAAAGATTCAATAAAACAAATCTCAGAACGAATCGAGACCCTCAAAGCCAATCTTCCGACAGAAGAAGCGACAAAGACGGCTTTGATTATGCCTTTTATAAACGCATTGGGGTATGATGTCTTCAACCCTTTGGAGGTGTTGCCTGAAATGTGTTGTGACATCGGCACAAAGAAAGGCGAAAAAATTGATTACGCCATAATGAAAGACGGCGAGCCGATTATACTTATTGAGTGTAAGCATTGGGAACAAGACCTAAACCTGCATGACAATCAACTGTTACGTTACTTCAATGTCTCAAAGGCAAAATTCGGCGTATTGACAAACGGCATAACATACAGGTTTTACACAGACCTTTCAGAACCAAACATTATGGATGAAAAGCCGTTCTTGGAAATCAATATGCTTGACCTGAAAGACACGCAAATCGAAGAATTGAAGAAATTCCATAAATCGTATTTTGATGTTGATATGATTCTGAGTTCAGCAAGCGAACTTAAATACATGGGGGAATTAAGAACCGTCATCGGGAAAGAGTTCACGAATCCGTCCACTGATTTTGTGCGTTTCTTCGGGAAACAAGTGTACGAGGGGGTATTTACACCGAAAGTGCTTGAACAGTTTACGACACTTGTAAAGCGGACAATTAACAACTATGTTAGCGATATAATATCAGACAGGCTGAAAGCCGCCATAAAAGATGAAGAACAGCCCACAGAACAAGGCACGCCAACGGTTCAACAACCGACAGAAGAACAGCCAGATAACGGGATTGTTACCACAGAGGAAGAACTGGAAGCATTCTATATCGTGAAATCACTTCTGAGAAACATTTTCCCGGCTGAACGGATAACTTATAAAGACACACGTTCTTATTTCGGTGTTTCCATAGACAATAATGTGCGAAAGACTGTCTGCCGCTTTTATTTTGACCCTCCTACAAGAAAAAGACTTGCTGTCATTGACGAAAACAAAAGTGAAAAGATGTACAAGTTAAATTCAATCAATGATATTTATAACTATGCCGATACTATGATTGAGGCGGCAAAAAAATATTCATTATGAGGATTATTATTTTATTAATCATATCTATGGGGCTGTTCCTTTCTTGTGGAAATGGCAAGAAACTACCCAATGTAGGAGATAAGGTTTATGTGGTTCAAGAATGTCTTTCTGCTGTCAGTGAAGATGATTTTGCAGAATTGAACAAGGTGTGCAATAGAAAAGACGAAAGCAGGTTGGAAGAAATGATATTATCAGAAAAGGTTTTTATACTAAATCCAACAAATGAGTGTAAATTGATTGAGGCTAAATTTGGCAAATATAAAATTCGAGTAAAAGTTGATTGGGATAAAGAAATAGACTTGTGGGTTGCTTCTGAATTTATCAAATAAATATACATGCACATGGGAATAACATCAAGAAGTCAGCTAACACCGAATGGCGTTTTCTGTGCCCCGATGATTCCGGCAATGATAATTTACACCGATAAAAGATTTGGGCGGCACATACAGAAAATTCGATGAAAATAACTTTCAGATAGCAAGGCAGGGTGTTCACGGTTACGGACACCCTGTTTTCGTGAAGTCATCTTCTTCCTTGCAGAGATAACGGGCGACTTTATGACACACATCATCGGGAATAAACTAACCTTGATTAATGATTTTGCGGAGAGCAACAAAATCCGTATCTTTGAGACCTGAGAACAACACAAAAAAGATGTGCTTTTACAAATTTGTTGCTAATTTGTTGCTCTCACTCACATCCACAACGGCAAAAATATTATAAACCAATAGATTACATCAAATAAAGAACATTTTGCATCGGGAAATGATATATCGCAATTAACTGCAACGAATTAGAACCAACTATAATGAAGTCGCTGAAATTCAGCGGCTTTTTTATTTGCCCAAAATCCAGTTCATAGCGATTGGATAGTGTTGTTCACCATATTTTTCTACCGTATTTCTACCGCGAAACAAATTGGGGTTTGCCCCCAATGTCACACTGACGCATTTGGCGACATGGGTGAACAATGGTTTACGTAGAGAGACAAAAAGGGAAATTAAAACTATATGGTTTCACTTAAAATATGGAGTAAACAACATGGAAGTAAAAAGAATTTGTCAATGGTGTGGTAAACCTTTTATAGCTCAGAAAACCACAACCAATTATTGTAGTCCTCAATGTTCTAAACGAGGCTACAAACATCGAATGAAAGAGCGAAGAATGGAGCTCATTCAGAGTCAAGATTTGTTAGAGGTAAAGAAAAGGCTGGAAAATCAAGAATACTTTACCTTTTCACAAGCAGCTAAATTGATGGGAGTTTCTCGTCAGTACATATACAAATTAGTCAAAGAGGATAAGTTAAGAGCAAGTCGAATTAGTTCACGAATGTCTTTTATTCGAAGAACTGATATAGAACTTTTGCTTAAATCTAAACCTTATGAACGTGTGATGTCAAAAGTCGAATTTGATATTGCTGAATACTATACTGCTGAGGAAATCGCAGAGAAGTACAAGGTCAACACCAAATGGGTATGGACTTATACACGGGAGCATAATGTGCCAAAAGTAAAAATCCGTCAGTTCAACTATTACAGCAAAAAGCATATTGATGCTGCTTTTGCCAAATACAAGACAGATAATGATCTGACCGAATGGTACACTCCCGAAGAGATAGAACAAAAGTATGGGATGAGTCGGGTTGCCATCCGTTCCCATGTCTATCGGAACAATATCCCTTCAAAGAAAGAGCACGGGCAGATATTCTACTCGAAGCTACATTTTGACCTATCCAAGCAGACTGCCGAAGATAATGCTTCGGAGTACTACACCGTGCAGGAAGCCATGAAGAAATACAATCTCACACGGGATTCTGTCTATGGTATTCTGCAGTTCCACGAAATCAAACGTGAGAAGAAAGGTCGTTTCGTGAGATTCCTGAAAGTGGAATTTGACCATGTAATGGGAGCCCGAAAATAAGACTAATCCTGAATTTAGGCAGACCAGAAAATGATTCTAAAAATGAGCATTGTCTGTGTCAAGCCATTACGGACATTTGCAGCAAATCAAGTATAAACTAATAATAATTGTAACTATGTTAGAATGTAAAACAGTAACATTGAGAACACGCCCTTTGAAACATGGGATGCTTTCTTACTATCTGGATTATTATCCTGGCTATCGTGACCAGGAAACAATGAAAACCATCCGCCACGAAGGATTGAACATTTATATTTATGCCAACCCCAAGAACGAGCGTGAACGCAACTTCAATGCCGTCATGTCGGAAAAGGCGGAAGCCATCCGATGCCGACGCTTTGAATCTATCGTTAATGACAGGTATGATTTCTTTGACAGGCACAAACTCAAAGCTGATTTTCTGGAATACTACCGCAAGCAGCTTCGCAAGCATGATCAAAAGTGGGAATTTGTGTACCACCATTTCTACAACTTCGTTCATGGCAAATGTACTTTTGAAGAAATTGATATTGACCTTTGTAATAAGTTTCGTGAGTATCTGCTAAATGCCAAACAACTCAGGCGTGACGACCGCATTTCAAAGAACTCTGCTTCCGGCTATTGGTCAACATTCAGGGGACTTTTGAAGATTCTTTATCGCAATCGGCTAATCAAAACCAACATCAATGACTTTTTGGATAAAATCGAAACGGAAGATACTCCCAAAGACTATCTAAGTGTGGAAGAACTATACAAATTGGCAGAAACACCTTGCAAAAAGCCGATTCTGAAAACAGCGGCATTGTTTTCATGTCTGACTAGTCTTAGAATCAGCGATATACTATCGTTACAATGGCATGAAATCGTCGACTTTGCAGCCGGAGGGAAATGTGTCCATACAATTACCCAAAAGACCAAAACAGAGGACATCATTCCAATCAGTGACGAAGCCCTGCAATTAATCGGCTATTCTCCGGAAAAAACTGGATTGGTATTTAAAGGATTGAAACGAAGTTGGACACAGCATCCCATGAAAGAGTGGATTCGCGAAGCTGGTATAACCAAGAATATCACTTTCCACTCCTACCGAAGAACATACGCAACACTTCAAGGAGCAGCTGGCACAGACATACGTACCATTCAAAGTAACATGGCACATAAAAGTATCACCACGACACAACGGTACATGAAAGTTGTGGACAGCAACAAGCGTGAAGCCAGCAACAGAATTTCTTTAATCCGCAAGTAAGAATTAAGACTTAAATAATCTCGTTTTTATCGCTCAGAGTATGATATTTTGCATCAAATCATACTCTGAGCATATTTTTTATTAAATTCTGAACGATTATCCATTACAAACAGCAACTATTTGGAAATCTGCATATACATTTGTCTTATTGTAAAACTCAAACAGTATCAGTTTATGACGAATAGTATTAAAATCTCTCCTCAAAGAACCAGTTTCATACTTTCAGCAAATGTCATCCTTTACTGGGCAACAGACTCCTATTTATATCTTAATTGCCATATCGACATAATGGAGTATTCCACTCCAGTTATTTTATATATCACGGCAATGATACTTGCCTGTGGAGTACTTAAGCGTTTCTTCTTCCGCTTCATTACAAAGAATGAATTGAGTTTGTCTTTTGGCAAGCAAGTAAAACCTCTATCCGAACAAATTAAGGAGATTGAGCCGGAGTGTCCAAACGACAAGGAGATAAATCCGGTAAATTTAATTGCAGAAAGTGTTGTAAAACAATATTATATGGATAATTATGAAGTACGTGTAGCTGAGATTGAACGTAAAAAAGCCGAAAGGCAGGCAGACATTAAGCGTGTCATTCATGAATATACCACATTTGTAATGACGGAATTTCTCTCAAAAGAAGATATTGAAATTCTGCATGAAAACATAGAGTATTTTGCGCACGGACAGTCTGATTTATACAAGCCAATCCGTTCAAAAGTAGATAATTCCCTCCGTTCTATCGACCTAATGCATTTCGTATGGAATATCGGGGAGAGATTGAGCATTTCCCTTATAGACAGAGCAACATTTATACATACCATATTCCCACATGAACTAAAAGATGCTTCAATTAAATACTTGTCTAAAAATCTTCGGACACGCGGAGTTTGTAAAATAGCACTTGATATTCCTAAAACCGGAGATTACCACTTCAAATGCATGAAGAATGACTCTGAATCTGAGGTAAATTCAGCTAATTAGGGTTATTCAACGCAGACTGAAATATTATTACTTTCTGATAGTTGTCAGCATTACATCATTGTGTTGGTTTGCAGCATGTTTAACAAAAACAATGTTATATATGCAAAAAGACAAACTGACCTTTAATGACCTGCCGGAAGTGGTAGGAGAACTTTGCGAGAGAATTGCAAGTATGGAAACGTTGCTGGCGGAAAAACTTCATCAGCAGCATAACGAAGTAAAAAAGGACACCCATGTTCCAATGACCGTAGATGAAGTCTGCGAGTATCTGGGAATCTCGAAATCATCCTTTTATTACAAAGCCAAGCATGGCGGTATCCCAATCATTAAACAAGGCAAACACTTGTTTGTTTATCGTGATGAGTTGGACAAATGGTTGGAAAGCGGAAGAAAAGGAGAAACTCCTATAAGCATTGAAGAAGAACACGCCCGAATGCTTGCAACTACACGTCGCAAAGCCAACCCTAAAAGCTGGTGAGTATGGAAACGGTAGCACCCATCGAAGATCCTACTCAGGTCGCTACAAGATGGCAAGATACAATGCTCAGCTTGGAAAAGGAATACGAACAGGAGCCGGAAGTTCTGAAAATAGGCGGAGTACCTATCGGAACATTGGGGAATTTCAGCGCATCCATAGGCAAGGCTAAAAGCAAAAAGACTTTCAATGTGTCGGCTATGGTGGCAGCAGCTTTGTCCGAAAAGGAAGTCCTTAACTACACAACGGATTTCCCTGAAGGCAAGAACCGCATCCTTTACATCGACACCGAACAGAGTCAGAACCATTGTATGATTGTGATGCACCGTATCATGAAACTGGCAGAGTTGCCAGCCAATGAGGATTGCGACCGTTTCTTTTTTCTCGCCCTACGAAAGTTCAATCCGAAAGAGCGTCTGGCTATCATAGACAATGCCATCAGCCAGATTGAGGGTCTCGGCTTCGTGGTAATAGACGGAATCCGTGACCTAGTTTATGACATCAATTCACCAAGTGAAGCCACCTGCGTAATTTCCAAACTTATGCAGTGGACTGACGAATATCAGATCCATCTCCACACCATCCTTCATCAGAACAAAAGCGATGAAAATGCCCGTGGTCACATCGGCACGGAAATCAACAACAAGGCTGAAACAGTCATCCAAATCGAGAAAGACAAAGACGATAGTAACATCAGCAAAGTGGAAAGTGTGCATACCCGTTCCAAGGACTTTCTGCCATTTGCGTTTTGCATCAATGACCAATCACTTCCCGAACTTCTGCCGGACTATGTGCCGACCAAGAAAAATGCAGGTCGTCCCAAGCAGGAACCCTTCTCCCCTTATAGAGACATCCACGAAACAATCCATCGCAAGGCTCTTGAACTGGCTTTTGAGGGAAGAGAAACTATTTCGGGATATAAGGCTTTGGAAGAAGAACTGACCACAGCCTACGAACTGGCAGGGACGAAATTGAATCACAACAAGATTGTGGAGATAATTAAGTTTCTCACGAACAAACGGATGGTGGTTCAGGAAAGCCGTGGCATTTATCGGTTCATGCCGGATTACCACTATTGACTCTCCACTTGACTTTATTCCAAAGTGTCTATTCGGGATAAGTCAAAGTTTAAGTGCAACGACTGATTTCATGATAATTCACAGAATCGGTCGTTGCCATTTTATTTGCCAGTTTATTGTGGACAATCCGGTTTTAGAATGTTATGGCAATCTGTTTGGAAAGATTACTCCTTTTCTGCCACTTGTAGATTTTTATGTCCGTTCAATACAGTAATTGTCAAAATCGCAATCTTCAGATTGGCACATAAAATGACACATTCCTAACAAAGTAATTTCTATTTTGCTGTTCTTCAATATGAATCCTTATTAAAATTCGGCAAATGTGCTGGAAGAATCAGTATTTGAATATCGGCATAGCGATGTACTAAATGCCGAACTTATTTCAATCTTTTGCCCATTGCCTCTATTGGTTGAATGTTCTGACACTATATTGAAATCCGAAATCAACACTACCGTGACACTAAATGTGACATTAATGCCATTTGAGTTGCCATCTATTCACACCTTTATACGTCAAAATCACTCTCTAAATCGCCTTTGACAGTCAAACAAAGCCATAAATATCAAACATTTTACTTCAAAACACGTCTTTTTTAAGCCATGGGCTTGCCCGTTGTACAGACATTATCTTGTATGGGGAGCCTAATCCCCCAAGCGACCAATCGGCCGTTTGAGAATGCCAATTTTCCAGCAAGCTGATTGGATGAAAAATAGCGTTATTTGAGCACTTCTTCTTTTCGTCAACCTCTTCCTCGTCTTTCTCGAAAAAAACAAAATTTGCACACTTAATTGCGCTTGGGCTTGCCCATTATACGACCTCTATTGAGTTAGGGTAACTCAATACCCCAAGCGATAAATCGCTCGTGAGAAGTTGCCAATCCCTGGCAAGCAGAATTTGGCTTTATTGCGATGATGGAGCGCATTTCAGTAGTGCTTTTACGAACTCTTTTGTGAACCCTACTGGTTCTTTTATGAACTCTTATATGAACTCTTTTCTTGCTTTTAAGTGGTATCCTGGAGTAACGTCGGCCACCATCAATGCGGATACTAGATGATGAACACAAAACTATTGTCCGAACACTTGCCAATTTAACGACATCAACCTGCCAGATTCCTAAGATTGATTTAGCCAACTTCCGAATAGCATCCTAAAATAGGAAATA